AGTTTCATTTACTGATAGTCCGGAAAAAAAGGTATAAACGACATGACTGGACGAAGAACCAAATCAAACAGCGTGACAGCCGCTGTGCAGGGCTTCACAGGGGCATTGAATGGCGTTGATGTGCCACAGGGAGTGGAATTGCGCAGCGACGCTGAGCGCGTTATATGGGGGCAGTTCACGCGCGCCCGCGCCCGCGAGGATTGGCGCGATATGGACTTGCTTTTGCTGGCCAAGGTGGTTCGGATGGAGGCGGACTTACGGGAGTACCGGGACCGGCTGGACGTTGAGGGCATCACGCTTGTAAACCAACGTGGCACTGACGTTGTTAATCCGATGATAAGCATCATTGACACTATTGAACGCAGGCAACTTGCGGTGATCAGGTCGATGTCATTAAACCAAACGGCAAGCGATCCGCGAACACTGAACGCCAAACCTGTTGTTGATGATACCATTGGCAACGACGGTTTGATTGCGATGCCAAAATGAAAAAGGAGAATGATATGATTGGAGAAACGTTTAATTTCTTTGAGGGGATTGGCGGAGATATATGGGGGCCGACCGGAAAAATTGTTGCGAAGGTTTGCGTCGATGATTTAACAACTAATGATGCAAACCGCCTTGTAATGGCAATCCTTGCTGGGCTAAATGCTGAATTTAACACGCCAAAAGATGGCCAGCCGTCATTAAACGTACCGCCTAAAAAATGACTAGAGGCGAGCGCGTTTGTCAGTTTATCACGGAATACTGTTTGGTTCCAGAAGGCAAGCTGGTCGGCAAACCGATTGTGTTGATGCCGTTTCAGCGCAAGTTTATCTGCGATATTTACGACAATCCTGGCGGCACGAGCCGGGCTTATTTGGCGATTGCGCGAAAGAACGGCAAGTCTGCAATTATTGGCGCGATCCTTTTGGCGCATCTTGTGGGGCCTGAGGCGCGGCAGAATAGTCAGATTGTAAGCGGCGCACGGTCGCGGGATCAGGCGTCGCTGGTCTTCAAGTTGGCGGAAAAGATGGTGCGGCTTTCCCCGCGATTATCCAAGGTCGTGCGGATAATTCCATCGCAGAAATCGCTGGTGGGTTTGCCCATGAATGTTGAGTATAAGGCAATCAGCGCGGAGGCGGGAACGGCGCACGGGCTTTCGCCGGTGCTGGCGATCTTGGACGAGGTGGGGCAGGTACGCGGCCAGCAGGATGCTTTCATTGAGGCTATCGAGACAGCGCAGGGTGCGCATGACAATCCGCTGTTGATTGCGATTAGCACGCAGGCGGCAACTGACGGCGATCTGTTTTCAATCTGGCTGGATGACGCGGCTAACTCAAAGGACCCGCGCATCGTCAGCCATGTTTACACAGCGCCAAAGGATTGCGAAATAATGGATCGGGAAGCATGGCAAGCGGCAAACCCGGCTATAGGTGTATTCCGAAGCCTGACTGACGTGGAGGACTTTGCAAAACAGGCGGCGCGACTGCCTGCGAAGGAGGCTTCATTTCGCTGGCTGTATCTTAACCAGCGCGTTGAGGGCACGTCGCCGTTCTTGAACCGCACCGAATGGGCGGCGAATGGTGCTCAACCTGACGGGTTTGATGGGATGCCATGCTATGCGGGGTTGGACTTGTCTGCATCCCGAGATTTGACGGCGTTTGTAATGGCGTTTCCGGTTGACGGAATTTACCATGTCGTGCCGCAATTCTTTTTGCCTGCTGACGGCATCCGCGAAAAGGCCAAGCTGGAAAAGGTACCGTATGACCTTTGGGCAGATCAGGGGTTTTTGACGCTGATTGACGGGCCGGTTATTATTCCGGCGGTGGTTGCTCAGCATGTTGCCGAGGCACACGAGCGTTACAATCTGACGATGGTCGCGTATGACCGGTGGCGTATCCATGACTTCCAGCGCGAGTTGGACAACATCGGGGCGCAAGTTCCGATGGCTCCATTCGGGCAGGGTTACAAAGACATGGCACCGGCGGTTGATAAGCTGGAGCGGCTTGTTGCTGAACGAAAGATACACCACGGCAACAATCCAATCATGAACATGTGCGCGGCGAATGCGGTGGTTACACGCGATCCGGCTGGCAATCGCAAACTGGATAAGACCAAGGCAAGCGGCAAAATTGACGGATTGGTTGCGCTGGCAATGGCGTTGGGGGCTGAAGGCGCGGACGGTGAGACGCCAGCATATAGCCCATGGGACGACCCTGCCTTTACCTTGGGGGGTTGATGTGCTAGATTTGGCGAAACTTATTTGGGCTGGGCAGTATGGGCTTTTTTAACTGGCGATCAAAACCAGAGGCGCGAAACCTTGAAGACCCGAACGCGCCTGTGTCTGCCGCTAACTTTTTGCAGGTCATGGGCTGGGGCGATCTTAGTTCATCGGCTGGCGTCAATGTGACAGTTGACACGGCTCTCGGTGTTCCCGCTGTCTGGGCTGCTGTCAATTTCATGTCTGGCACGCTGGCAGGTTTGCCCTTGCATGTTTATCGCAAGGGCGAAGGCGGGCGCACGCGGGTATCCGGTACGCTGGAAACGATCCTGCACAATGCCGCAAATGATGAAATGTCGTCGTTTGAGTGGCGCAAATATATGTTTGATCAGGTGTTCACCGGCGGGCGTGCAATTACCTACATTGAGCGCAATAATTCCAACGGCGAAATCATAAACCTTTATCCGCTTGATCCAAATTACGTTCGAGTTGAGTTGCGCGAAAACCGCAAGGTCTATATCCACAAAGCGCGAACCTACAACGCGACAGATGTTATTGACATTCCGTTTATGCTAAAGGCTAATGGCGTTGATGTGCGCGGGCCTATTGCGACAAACAAAGACGCGATTGGCATGGCGCTGGGCGCGAGCCTTTACGGATCAAAGGCTTTTCAATCTGGCGGCATTCCGCCAGCCGTATTGCAAGGACCGTTTCAGTCTGGCGCGGCGGCGGCGCGTGCTGCTGATGATGTGGCAAAAACAACCGTCAAAATGGCCAAGGACGGGCGGTCAATCATGGCGCTGCCTGCTGGCCACGAGATGAAGTCTATCGGTTTCAATCCTGAGCAAATGCAGCTTCTTGAGTTGCAGCGTTTTAGCATTGAGCAGATTGCGCGGATTTATAGCTTGCCGCCGGTGTTCTTGCAGGATTTGACGCACGGCACATTTTCCAACACTGAACAGCAAGACTTGCATTTCGTAAAGCACACGTTGAAGCGGTGGATTGAGCAGACAGAGCAGGAAATGAACCTGAAGCTGTTTCCGCGCGGTTCTGATTTGTATGTTGAGTTCAATGTTGACGGCCTGTTGCGCGGTGACTTTGGAACACGCATGGCGGCGCACGCTACGTCCATTCAGAACGGCATCAGGACGCCTAATGAGGTGCGCACCATCGAGAACATGCCAGATCGTCCAGAAGGCGACGTATTGCTGATCCAAGGCGCGACTGTGCCAATGGGAACGCAGCCCGATGCAACGCCGCGTGCACTGGACGAATGATTTGCGTTATGTTATATTGCGATGAATTGACAAGGGGCAATGATGTCTGACTTTGAAATTAGAGCGTTTGGAAACCCCGTTGATATCCGAGAGGATGATGCGGGCATTGTAAGCGTTGCTGGTTATGCCGCTGTATTTGGCGAAGAAGCAAACATTGCGGGCATGTTTACCGAGGTCATTGAGGCGGGCGCATTTACAAGCGCGATTGAGCGCGGCGATGATGTTGTTTTTCTGGTTAATCATGCAGGTTTGCCATTGGCGAGAACACGATCTGGCACCTTGAAATTGACGCAAGACGAGCGCGGGCTTTATATCGAAACTGAATTGGACATGACTGACCCTGATGTGCGGGCCATTGTTCCAAAAATGAAGCGCGGCGATCTGGACAAGATGTCTTTTGCGTTCATCCCGCAGCGGCAAGTTTGGGACGACAGCGGCGATATGCCCAAGCGGATTATTCAGGACGTGGAATTGCACGACGTTGCAATCGTCACAACTCCGGCTTATGCTGGAACGGAAATAGGTTTAAGGTCGCTTGCAGCTTATCGAGCCGAGCAATCAAAATCACAAGCGGCGCGTAGAATGAGAATGAAATTGCGCAGTAAAGAATAACAGCGGCTCCCGTTGTTTCGGCCCTTCATGCACCTTGGGCAAGTGCTTGAATTGATCGTCGTGATGACAGACCAGTTCCTATAAATGGAGGCCCTTAGATGGCTGATGTTAAAGACCTGCGGGAGAAAATGGCGAAAATCGCCACTGAAGCCCGTTCTAAACTTGATGAAGTGACAGACGTTACGCCAGATGAGCGTGCATCCGAGATCGAACGCGAGTTCGATGAGATGATGGTTGATCACGACAAGCTGGCCGCAAAGGTTGAGCGCCTTTCAAAAGTTGAGGCCGCGCTTCGTGCTGGCAATGACATTGACCTGAGCAAGCGTCCATCGTTTGAAAACCGTTCAGCGCCTGCTGTTGATCCCGGTTTGACAATGGATTATCGCGCTGCATTTGCGGAAATGATTGCATCTGGTGGCGAGGGCTACGTCGATCAAGAGGTGCGCAACGTGCTTAAAGAGCATCGTGTGCAGGTCG